CGTAATGGCTTTGCGTTTAACATGAAAGAGGGTCAGTTACTCTTAGCTAAATTAGAAGATGAACAACATGAGTTAGAAAGACAATCAATAGAAATGTTTGAGCCTACTATTGTAGAGCTTAAAACTAAGACAAAAGAAATACCATTTAATATAGCATCTCGACAACAAATAGCAGACCGATTGATGAGACGTGGTTGGGAGCCAGATGTATACACAGAAAAAGGTAATGTTGTAATTAATGAAGCTGTATTATCTAAAATTAAAATGCCAGAAGCAGAAATGTTTAGTAGATACTTTCTTCTACAAAAGAGAACTGGTCTTTTAAAATCTTGGATAAAGGAATGTAGTAATGACTTACGTGTTCATGGTAGTGTTCTTACTCTTAAAACTATCACTGGCCGTATGGCTCACCACAGTCCCAACATGGCCCAAGTGCCAGCAGTCTATAGTCCTTATGGAAAAGAATGTAGAGCACTATGGGGAGTGTCAAACAGCGACACACATAAACTTGTAGGCACTGATGCAAGTGGTCTTGAACTCAGATGTCTCGCACACTATATGAACGATACTAATTTTACAGAAGAGGTTTTAACTGGTGACGTACATACTGCTAATCAAAGAGCAGCAGGATTAAAAACTAGAGATCAAGCTAAGACTTTTATCTATGCTTTTCTGTATGGTGCAGGGCCAGCTAAGATAGGTAAAGTCGTTGGTGGTTCTGCTTCTACAGGACAAAGATTAATATCTAAGTTCTTATCTAATATGCCAGCTTTGAAAGTACTAAGATCAAATGTATCAGAGGCTGCTCAGAGTGGGACTATTAAAGGTCTTGATGGCAGAAGACTACACATTAGATCAGAACATGCAGCACTAAATACTTTACTACAAGGTGCTGGTGCTATAGTCTGTAAGCAATGGCTTGTGCAGATAAATGAAAAGGTTAGAAGATCTGGAGTTGATGCAAAGCTAGTAGCATCTGTTCATGATGAGTACCAGTTTGAAGTAGCTAAACCAGATGTTCAAAGATTTTGTAAACTAACAAAGGAGGCAATGTACCAGACACAAAAAATATTTAATTTTAAATGTGACTTAGACTCTGATTATAAAGTTGGAAATAATTGGTCAGAAACACATTAAATTACTTGACAACTAAATTATGGTATGCTATTGTGTATAAGTTACTAGACAATCAAGGCTGGAATAGTCCAGTGAAACTTAAATGGAGAACATAAAGATCATGAATGATCCAATTTACATTACAGGAAAATGTCACTACGCATCAATCACTGAACCAAATACAAAGTTTGACCCAGTTTGGTCTATTCAAGTTGAAGTGAATGATGAAAATAGATCTGTTATTGAGGGAGCCAATCTCAAAATAACAAATAAAGGTGATGAACGTGGAGACTTTGTTACCATCAAACGTAAAGTGATGCGTAAAGATGGCAGTGAGCGAAAGCCACCTGTTGTTAAAGACTCACAGAATAATCTGTGGGATGATAAGTTGATTGCCAATGGCAGTCTTGTAAATGTAAAAGCCATTCCTTATGAATGGAACTATGCTGGTAAGTCTGGCGTATCTGCCGACCTTGCTGCTGTTCAGGTTGTGGATTTTATTGAATACGCAAATAGCAGGGAAGACTTTGCCCCGGTTGACGGTGGTTACGTACAAGAGTCAGCCTCTGTTCCCTTCTAAATAAGGAGAGGGGGAGTGGTGTTTCCTCTCTGCACTGCTCCCCCCATTTTACAATGAAAACTATTGATACTCTTGTAGAAGATATATATAATTTATTTAGTCTTGATCCTATAGATATGGATGAAGCGCAAGTAGATAAACACATAGATACTTTTGGTGAAATGCTAAAGGTACACATTAAAGAATTTTTATATGATGTTCCTAGAGATAGGAAAGGTTTAAGATTATCTGCAATCGGTAAACCAGACAGACAGATTTGGTTTGATATAAATAAACCTATTGAAGAGCATCAACTTAAACCATCAACTAGAATAAAGTTTTTATATGGTTATATTTTAGAAGAGCTTTTACTTTTGTTCTCCACTATTGCAGGGCATGAAGTTAAAGATCAACAAAAAGAAGTATACATTGATGGTGTAGCTGGTCATCAAGACTCTGTTATTGATGGTGTTCTTGTTGACTGCAAGTCTGCTAGTGGTTTTGGTTTTGATAAATTTAAAAGAAATAATTTACTAGAAGATGATCCTTTTGGTTACGTTGCTCAAGTATCTGCTTATGCACAAGCTAATGATATAGATAGTGCAGCATTTCTTGCTATAAATAAATCTACTGGAGAGATATGCTTATCTAAAATACATCAGATGGATATGATCAATGCAACAGCAAGAGTCAAACATCTTAAAGATGTCGTTAATAAAAGTAGTTTGCCTGATAAGTGTTATGCTGATATACCTGATGGCAAGTCTGGTAATCGTAAGCTTTCTGTTGGTTGTGTCTATTGTAGTCATAAGCAAACGTGTTGGTCTGACTCTAATAAAGGTAAAGGATTACGTATATTTAAATATTCAAAAGGTAACAGGTTTTTAACACACGTAGAAAAAGAACCAGATGTAGAAGAATTATATGCATTGGAAGTATCGTAAGAAACCAGACCCAAATACACACTTTGGTTTCGTTTATAAAATAACAAACAAGAAAACAAAAAAATCTTACATAGGTTGTAAACAATATTTCATAACTCGAAAAGGTAAAAAGGTAGAGTCTAATTGGAAAGTATATACAGGATCTAGTAAATACTTAAATGAAGATATAAAAAACTTAGGTAAACGTGCATTTAAATTTGAGATTATTTGTGAATGTAAAAATAAAAGAAGTTTAAAATACTATGAGTGTTACTATCAAGTAATAAACCATGTATTAACAGCAACCCTAGAGGGAACAGATGAACCAGCCTTCTACAATAATTATGTAGGAGGTAAATTTTATAGGCCAGTACAAGAACCTCCAGATGGAAGATGAATTAGAACAAAAAGAATCTTTATATGATTTAACAGGAAAAGATCCTGATCGAAGTTTAAACTTAGCAATTATTTTAAGAGCACTGCTTGACTTATCTAAACCTAAAGAAGATAATGAAACGGTAGAAACATCTTTGCTGAGAGATCAAGCTCATGCGTGGGTCTTTGCCTCTATTGGTGTTACATGTGAGAACTTTGTTTACACTTGTGAGTTAGCTGGCGTTGATCCTAAAACAATAAGAACCTTTGCTGTGAAGGCTGTTACATCAAAAGATAATACAGAGATGAGAAAAAAGTTACATTCTTTTTTATAGAGGGGAACATGTCTAAAAGAAACGAATCACGAGATGAATATATACTTAGAAAAATGAGAGAAGAATCATCACTAGAAAAACAAGTAGGTGGAGATCACTACAAAGATTGTGCGATACAGCCTATAGAATATATAGAAAAAAATAACTTAACATTTTGTGAAGGTAATATCGTTAAGTATATAACAAGACATCGTACAAAAGGAGAGGGTAGGAAAGACATAGAAAAAGTAATACACTACGCAGAAATGATTTTAGATTTATACTACAATGAGTAGGGGCAAATGATTAAAGATGATATTACAATCTCTCCTGAGAGAGACAATCTTTTTGATGAGTTAGGGATCACTCGTCTCAAAGAGGCTTACATGATGGACGATGAGATCTCACCACAAGAGAGGTTTGCTTATGTATCTAGTTGTTTTGGTTCTGATAAAGAACATGCTCAAAGATTATATGAGTATGCTTCAAAACATTGGCTTTCGTATTCAACGCCTATACTATCGTATGGACGATCTAAACGTGGGCTTCCTATTTCTTGCTATCTTAATTATATTGATGATAGCTCTCAAGGGTTAGTGGAGAATTTAAGTGAGACTAATTGGCTTTCTATGCTTGGTGGTGGTGTTGGCGTTGGTTTTGGTATACGTTCATCCGATGATAAGTCCACCGGAGTTATGCCCCACCTCAAAATGTATGACGCATCCAGCCTAGCATACAGACAAGGTAGAACTCGTAGAGGTAGTTATGCTGCATATCTAGATATATCACATCCAGATATACTTATGTTTCTTGAGATGCGTAAACCAACTGGAGATCAAAACTTTCGTTGTCTTAATATGCATCATGGTATTAATATATCAGATGAGTTTATGAGTGTTCTTGAACACTGCATGGTTAATCCATATGCTGATGATTCATGGGATCTAGTTGATCCGCATAGTAAAGAAGTACGTGATGTTGTTTCAGCTAAAGAACTTTGGCAACGGATACTTGAGATGCGTATGCAAACAGGTGAACCGTACCTACATTTTATAGATAAGTCTAACGCTGAGATGCCAGCATGGTTAAAGCAGAAAGGTTTAAAAGTAAATCAATCTAATCTTTGCTCAGAGATTATTCTCCCTACATCAGAAGACAGGACTGCCGTATGCTGCTTGTCATCTGTTAATTTAGAATACTTTGATGAGTGGTCAAAAGATAAAATGTTTTTACCAGATACTCTGGAGATGCTAGATAATGTTTTGGAAAATTTTATTCTCAACGCTCCTGATACTATTCGTCGTGCTCGTTATAGTGCGAAACAAGAGCGCAGTGTCGGGGTGGGAGCACTTGGATTTCACGCATATCTACAGAGCAAAGGTGTCCCATTTGATTGTGCGTTAGCTAAGTCTCACAACATTAGAATGTTTAAACATATTAGAGAAGGTTTAGATCAAGCTAATAGAAGTTTAGCTTTAGTGCGAGGTGAGGCTCCTGATGCTGTAGGTACAGGACTAAGGTGTAGTCATGTTATGGCTATTGCACCTAATGCTTCTAGCTCTATTATCATGGGCAATACTTCTCCATCAATAGAACCTTGGAGAGCTAATGCTTATAGACAAGATACTCTTAGTGGATCTTTCTTAAATAAAAACAAGTTCTTAGATAGTATTATTAAGACTAAGTGTGAAGAAGATACTAAGCTAAACTATGATCGCATCTGGTCTAGTATTATAGCTAATGATGGTTCCGTACAGCATCTTAGATGTCTGTCACCTGAAGAGAAAGAGATATTTAAAACAGCTATGGAAATAGATCAACGATGGGTTATAGAACACGCATCAGACAGACAACAATACATTGACCAATCACAATCTCTTAATGTATTCTTTAGACCTGATGCTGAGATTAAGTACTTACATGCTATACACTACATGGCATGGAAGAAAGGACTAAAGACTATGTACTATTGTCGTTCAGAAAAGATTGGTAAGGCTGACAAAGTTAGTCGTAAGATTGAGAGACAGATTATTAATGAGTTAGATATGGAAGCATTGGCATCTGGGGATGAGTGCCTTGCTTGTGAAGGATAAGGAGATTACTATGGAACTTACTGCTGAAATAGTTAGAGAATTATTATACTATAATCCTAATACTGGAAAACTTTTTTGGAAAGAAAGATCTCTAAAATATTTTAAAAGTGAACGTTTCGCACGTAGATGGAACACTAGATATGCTGGTAAGGAAGCATTTATTACTAAAGAGAAAGACTATAGCTCAAAACATGGAAGAATTAGAAGAAAAGTAGGTACAATTTTTGAAATAAAATATTACGCACATCGTATAATTTGGCTACATTACTATGGTTGTTGGCCTAAAGATCAAATAGATCACATTAATCATGATGCAACTGATAATAGAATAATAAATCTTAGAGAAGTATCTGGTTTTGAAAATCAAAAAAATAGAACACTTCAAAAAAATAGTACAACTGGATATACTGGAGTGACATGGCATAAAACTAACAAGAAATATACAGCACGTATTAAGGTTAATAACAAGGATATCCACTTAGGAAGTTATGATAATTTAGAGGAAGCAATAAAAGCTAGAGAACTAGCAAATATAAATTATAATTTTCACCCTAATCATGGTAAATAGTTATGGCTAAATTTATAATTATTATTGTAATGTTCTTTCCAAACTTTAATGATTATCTAGATGGTTTATCGTTAGTCATAAACACGACAAAGAATTAGTGTTTGAAACTCAGGTAGAATGTTTTGAATTTGTTACAGAAAACATTAGCGATCTAGTATTGTTTGGTGAGCAGACTTACAGTCACATAGAGGGTGCAGAAGTAAGTGAGTTTCTCTGTGTGACTAAAGAAGAATCTAAAGAGTTTGAAAAAATAGAGAAAGAAGATAGAGAGGAGGGGGTTGATACGTGATTAAGTACATAGGAAGTTGTTGGATGTCTATAATGGACAATAGATACAACCCACTAAGTAATATACCAAGTATGTCAGTTAGACACATGATAATGCAAGTTCTAGCATGGATGTGGTGTATTATATTTAGTATTTATGTTGGATCTTTTGTCGTATTTGGTATATCTGCAATAGCACATATATTATTAATAGCAGGTCTATTTATAACTGCTATAACTTTTAAGTTAGCAAAAGATAAACCTGAGATATTTACAGGTGGTTTAGGAAGAGCAAAAGGGGGCGAACATGAATAAATTAAAACTTCAAGATGAACGAGAATACTTTAAACCTTTTCACTATCCTTGGGCTTATGATGCGTGGCTCAAGCATGAGCAATCTCATTGGTTACACACAGAAGTACCAATGCTTGAAGATGTTAAAGATTGGAAAAACAAACTAACTACAGAAGAGAAATATTTTCTTACTAATATATTTAGATTCTTTACACAGTCAGACATAGATGTGTCTGGTGGTTATGTAGAAAATTATCTACCACATTTTCCACAACCAGAAGTGCGTATGATGCTCACTGGTTTCTGTGCTAGAGAAGCACTTCATGTAGCAGCATACTCTCACTTGATTGAATCACTTGGTATGCCAGAAAGCACATACAACGAGTTCAATGAATACGAGGCTATGCGAGACAAACATGAGTTCTTCAAGTATCATGTATCAAAAGATAACATGCCTATACCTTTGCAGATTGCAGCTATCTCTGCATTTACAGAGGGACTAGCATTGTTCTCTTCTTTTATTATGTTGTTAAACTTTCCTAGACATGGTAAGATGAAGGGCATGGGACAGATAGTTACATGGTCTATCGTAGATGAAACACAACATGCAGAAGGTATGATCAAACTTTTCAGAACTTATGTTGAAGAAAATCGGGAGGTTTGGAATGACAAAACAAAGTCAGAAATCTATAAAACGGCAACTAAGATGGTTGAATTGGAAGATAAATTTGTCGATCTTGCGTTTAAGATGGGTGCGATTGATGGTCTTAGTCCGTCAGAAGTTAAGGAATATATTCGGTATATAGCAGATCGTAGGCTTATATCTATGGGTATGAAAGGTATCTTCAAAGTAAAAACTAACCCACTACCTTGGGTAGAGACTATGATCAACGCTCCTACTCATACAAACTTCTTTGAGAACAGAGCTACAGACTACGCTAAAGGTGCATTACAAGGAGATTGGTCAGATGTTTGGGCAAACTAAAGAACACTTACAAGAAGTAAAAATGTCTTATTGGAAACACTTTTGGTTTGCATTAAGTATGATTCCTTATCTATTTTTTGCTATGATATTTTCAATAATACATGCAATAGTGCCGGGACTTTTTTCAGAAACTACAAGTGCTATTATTGATGAGTTAAGATTTAAACTATCTAAAAATAAAATAGCTGATACAGTGCCAAGTAAAAAAAGTTCTTGACAAATGGGTTATAATATAGTATAATATATGGGTGATGCTAATAATAGATCACATTAACTAAGCTTAATAAAGGAGTTAATTATGTTTCCATATACAGATTCAATGGTAAAAAACTTTTTAGAAAACTCAATAGGATTTGATAGTCTGTTATACGGTCTGAAAGAGCAGACCACTCAGTATCCACCTTATGATATTGTTAAACACTCTGATACTTCCTATGAGATTACACTAGCACTTGCTGGTCTTTCTAAAGAAGACATTTCTGTAATACAAGAAAAAAATAATGTTACTATATCTAATAGTAAAAAAGTGGATGACGTAGGCACTACTGTAGATAAAAAATATATACATAAAGGTATTGCTAAAAGACCATTTACAAAGAAGTTCTCACTACTACAAAATGCCATTGTAAGTGATGTATCTTTTGAGGATGGTCTGTTAACATTACACATTAACATTGTAGTTCCTGAAGAAGAGAAACCCAAACAAATAGAAATACAATAGAACTATGGAGGGGTGGGTAAAACCACCTCTCTTTTTCTGGAGAAACCATGAGAAAAGCACCTAACACAGTTTATATAGGCTATGATCCTAAAGAACAAGTAGCTTATGATGTTTTAAAATTTACGATAGAACGTATCTCTGTTGAGAATGTTCGTATAGTTCCTATAAAAAAAGATATTTTAGAACTTAATGGTATGTATACAAGGACATATACTACTGTTGATGGACAACAGATAGATGATATAGATAAAAAACCTTTTTCTAGTGAGTTTAGTTTTACACGTTTTCTTGTACCAGCCATGAACATGTATGAGGGTTGGGCATTATACATGGACTGTGACATGTATCCACGTATAGATATTAATAATTTATTTGAAGAATATAATTTAGACTATTATCCTTTATATTGTGTAAAACATAAATATGAACCGGGTGATGGTTTTAAAATGGATGGCAGAGTTCAACAAAACTATCGTAGAAAAAACTGGTCTAGTTTTATTCTTTGGAATTGTAGTCATCCTCTCAATAAAAATTTAACACCAGAAGTTGTTAATACTCAGACAGGCCAGTGGCTTCATGCTTTTGGTTGGTTGCCAGACAAAGAAGCTGACATTGGTTCTATACACGAAGAATGGAACTGGTTAGACAACCACTCACCTGAAGAGATTGAAGCTAAGAATGTACACTTTACTACAGGTGGTCCTTGGTTTAAAGGATGGACTTCTAGTAGAAAAATTGATGGTCAGTATGCAGCAGAATGGAACGCTGATTACACTTACCTTGCAGGAACAGGACAGATAAAACCTTATGAAATATAAAGTAGTTACATGTTTTGATGAAACATTACTAAAACTTAATGGATCAAAACTAATAGAGCAGTTTGCCTCAAGCTGGCAACCTAGCATAGATTTTCATTGTTATTATTATAATTTAGATTTATCTAATTATTCTTTACCTAAGAAAAAGAATATTTATTATCATAATCTAAATGATATAGATGGCTTCTCTGAGTTTATGGAGCGTAATAAAACTCATGATGGTACAGAGGGTGGTAGTGTTCAGTATAATTCTATCATTGATGTTACATCAGAGGGACCAAAAGTATTTGCCATAAGTGAAGAGGCATTTAAAGATAACGACTCTTGGTTGTTTTGGTTAGATGCTAACTGTTGTACGGTAAGAGACATAAGATTAAATAGTTTAAAAGCTATCTTTAGTGATGACTCTAATGCATTGTCCCTAGCTTTAGTTGAGCATAGAAATCATTTTGCTGGTTTTAATTTACAAAGCCAATCTGTTGTAGAACTTCTTGCAGACGTAAAAGGAGCGTATATTACAGATAGATTTACAGATTATAGAGAGTGGGGATTTAACTTTATACTAGGTTCAATACTACCTCTCTACCAAGCACGAGGTTTAAATTATAAATTATTTACAGAAAATGGTATTAGTGTATTAAATAATTTATTCGTAGATTTACGTGACCCTGCATCTAGAAAACTTAGAGATGCAAAAGGTAATAGAATAGTTCCTCTATCTGATAAAGAAACATCACCAGATATCTTACCGGGAAGATACAAACAACTTGCAGATATAGTTAGGCACTACAAACCACAGACTATCTTAGAGACAGGAACATGGAATGGCGGTAGAGCTATAGAGATGTCTCTTGCTGCTTTTGAAAAGTCAGATAAAGTTCACTACATTGGTTATGATTTATTTGAAGATGCTACACCAGAGATAGATCAAGAAGAGTTTAACTCTAAAGCTCACAATACTTTAGCTGCTGTTGAAGCTAGACTAACAGAGTTTCAAGAGTTTGTTAAAAAAGAAAGACAAAAAGATTTTAGTTTTGAGTTAATTAAGGGTAATGTTAAAGATGTACTCAATATTAAAGCAGATAATGATATTGATTTTGCTCTCATTGGTAGTGGTAATAGCTTCAATACTGTAGAGTATGAATATAATACTTTAAAAGATATACCTGTTGTTGTTGCAGATCATTACTTTACAAAAGATGAAGCAGAAGAAATACCACCTGATGCCTATCAAGGTGTCAACCAAGTATTTAAAGCTGTCCCTACAAAAGAAGTAAAGTCAGATGAAGTACCAGACGTAGATGGATGGGTTACATTTGATGATGCAGCTACCACTAGAAAATATGTGCTTCCCTCTAGTGATAGAGTTCTTGGTGGCGGCACTACACACTTAGCTGTATTCTTACATGATCCTGATTTAAAAGATCTTCCAGAAGATGTTAAACGTGTTCCTATCGTAGTTCATCCTAGAGATTGTGTACCTAAAGATTATATTGTAAGTAATATACAAACCAATATAAAAATGATAGGAGAAGACAACTGGGTATCTAAACACCCTCCTCATAGAGAAGTGGGTATTGTTGTATCTGCTGGCCCTTATTTAGATTGTGTAGCTCTAAAAGAGTTTATGCATACGTATTTAGCAAGAGGTATTAGACCTAAAATACTAACTGTTAAACATGCTTATCCTACTCTATTAAAGAATGGTATAATACCGTGGGGATGTATTGTTCTTGATCCTCGTTCAATAGAAGGCAAGAGCACACATAATATTGTGCGTAAAGATTTGTTTAAAGATATAAATAAAGAAACTTTATTCTTTGTTGCCTCTATGACAGATCCCTCTGTTACTAAACATATTAGAGATGGTAATGGTAAAATATGGGGATGGCATGCTTTTACAGACTTCATGAGACAAGAACAAGAACGAGGCACACAGATAATAAATCAAACTGTGCAGCTTAACGAAGAGTTAGGTATACCGCAAGGTGCTACATTAATTACAGGTGGCACTTGTGCGGCTATGCGTGGTATTGGCTTAATGCACACGATGGGCTTTAGAGAGATACATCTCTTTGGCTTTGATTGCTGTCGTGAAGAACCAACAGCAGAAGAAAAGACAGAAACTACAGGTGATATAGAGGGTGGTGAAACACCTAAACCTAAATATATACAGGTCAATGTAGGAGACGTTACTTACTGGACTACAGGTGAGCTTTTAGCTATGGCGCAAGACTGTGAAAAAGTATTTGATGATCCCGGTCTTGACGGTGTATTAGAGTTTCATGGTGAAAATACAATGATATCAGCCTTGTGGGATATTAAACAAAGTAAGGAGAAGCGTCCAGCGTTTAAAGATTATTATGATTGAATATAATGAAGAATATAGTAGAGATAATACATCTCAAAGATATAAAGATCTACTAAAAGAATATGAAAAGTTACATGCATATAGTGAAGGTATGTTTAACGGTAGAAGTTTAGTAAGATTTGCTGGACCACTTGAACAAATAATTAACAAACATAAGTGTGAAACACTGCTAGATTATGGTTGTGGTAAAGGACATCCTTACACAGATAAGTTTCATACAGTTCCTGACTCTGATTTCTTAGATAAACCAATACATGAGTTTTGGGGTATAAAAGATATCACTTTGTATGATCCCGGTGAAGAAGAACATAGTAAGTTACCAACTGGTGTTTATGATATTGTAATATGCACTGATGTTTTAGAACATGTACCACATGAAGACCTTACTTGGGTTATTGAAGAGATATTTAAATACTCTACAAACGTAGTATTTCTTAACATATGTTGTCTACCTGCTATGAAACATTTCCCTAATGGTGAGAATGTTCATGTATCATTATATCCTGTTGAAGAATGGCTGCAATTTATTGCTAGATTATCTATGGATTATCCATATCTAACTATCTATGTTTATGCAGATGATGAAGATAATGATAAGAAGCGTTTAAATGCTTATAAAATAATACCAAGACCTACAATTATACCATTAAAAACTAAGCCTAAAAAAGAATGACTGTATTAAGATACAATAGATTTTATTATGATCCTCTACCTAGTAATGTTAAGATAAAAAAGAGTGACATACACGGATATGGTATCTTTGCAAAAGAAGATATTAAATCTAAAACAGATTTAGGATCTACACATATTAAATATCCCATGATTGTAGGCTATGTAAGAACCCCTATGGGTGGTTTTATAAATCACTCAGAGAAACCAAACTGTCATTTAATTATATCTCAAGATTGGGATGACTTTATAATTTATAACGTAGTAACACATAAAAAAATATTAAAAGATGAAGAAATACTTTTAGACTATGAAGTGTAAGGAGTAACATAATGTTAGGACTAGCAGATAGTGTTATAGGTGTAGCTGGTAAAGTTCTTGATAAGTTTGTAGAAGACAAAGACCTCAAGACTAAACTAGAGGCTGAACTAAAACAACAGATGATTAGCCTTGATCTTGCTCAAACACAAGCTAATATAGAGCAAGCTAAACACCCTTCTATCTTTGTAGCTGGAGCTAGACCTGCCATCATGTGGATATGTGCTCTAGGTCTTGGTTGGCAGTTTATTCTTGCACCTATATCTTCATGGATTATTATAACTTGGTATCCTACAGTAACATTACCTATGTTAGAAACAGGAGAACTAACAAGTCTTGTTCTTGCTCTTCTTGGTCTTGGCGGTATGCGTACAGCAGAGAAGTGGAAAGGTGTCCAAAGAGATAATATGAAACAATGAAAGCAGGTAAAGTCTGGGGTCAAACATCTACCATATTTCAAAATGGTGTATTTGAATTTCATCACATTATATTTAATAAAGGTAGTAAATGTAGTAAACATAAACACAAATATAAGTGGAATGGTTTCTATGTAACTAAAGGTCAGCTTATTATCAGAGTATGGAAGAATGACTATGATCTTGTAGATGAAACTATTCTAAATAAAGGTGAATGGACAACAGTAAAACCCGGAGAATATCACCAGTTTGAAGCTATATCAGATGGTGAGGCTCTTGAATTATATTGGGCAGAGTTTGATCATAATGATATTGAACGTGAGACAGTAGGAGAATCTAGTGGCTCTTAATGAAAAGCAAGAGAAGTTTGCACAGTCCTACATATTACATCGTAATGCTACAGAGGCTGCAAAGAACGCTGGTTATGCTCCTGACTCAGCAGCTAATCAGGGCTACCGTCTCATGCAGAATCAAGAGGTTGTTGATAGAGTTCACGAACTAGAGCAACAACTTGAAACAGATGTAGATGTTATAGG